AGAAGTGGGATCGTTATAGGCGCCCCGTTGCTGTTGGCCTTGATGCTAGCCGGTTTGACCAGCATGTTTCTCGGCCAGCATTACAATGGGAACATTCCTGTTACCTTAAGTGTTTCAGAAATGTGAATGAGCGTCGTGAGTTGGGTAGGTTGTTGCGCTGGCAGTTGGATAACCGTGGGGTCGGTTATTGTTCCGATGGTAAGTTAAAGTATAATGTCACTGGGTGTCGTATGTCTGGTGATATGAATACTGCATTGGGCAACTGTCTTCTGATGTGTGCTATGGTGTGGGCTTATGCCCAGCATGTTGGTGTTTCTTGCTCGTTGGCTAATAATGGTGACGATTGTGTCGTTATTATGGAGTCATCTCAGCTTGACCAGTTTAATTTCGGTCTTTGCTCTTGGTTTCATGATATGGGGTTTACAATGAAAGTTGAAGATCCCGTTTATGACTTTGAGCGGATTGAGTTTTGCCAGACTCAACCCATCTTTGATGGTGAAGTCTGGACTATGGTCCGTGGCATCAAGGCCTTTCAGAAGGATTGCATGTCCCTTTTCTTGTTTAATTCAGATGGGGCCATGAAAAAGTGGTATAAAGCTGTGTCTGACGGGGGCTTAGCCTTAGCTGGCGGTATACCCTGTTGGGGTGAGTTTTATCTTGCTTACCAGCGCATTTCCGACTCTCTTCCCGGTAAGATTAAGTCGGCCAGGCATACCAAATATGGTATTCTTGATCAACCGGCCTTTGAAACGGGTATGATGATTCTTGCACAAGGGATGAGTCGCGTGTCTAAGGTGGTTACACCGTATGCGCGATATTCGTATTGGTTGGCCTTTGGCATTTCACCTGACCTTCAGGTTGCCATTGAGGCCCAATACCGTCTCTTGAGTTCTTTTGATGGCGGGGTCAGCGAGCGTGACCCTGTTCTCCCGATGAGGGGGTGGGCTGTAATTTAATACACCCTGGACCCGGAATGTCCGATAAACTTGTCCATGGGGTGTTGGGGTTTAAATGACCCAAAACGGTGGGTGTTTTCCCTTAATATTTCCGTGCTAACCAAAATGCCGAGAGACTACACGGCGTCTGCCATTGGTATCCCAACATGTATAGTCCCGTTGATCTGCGGGATCCCATATTTGATCATGGTACGTAGAGTTAAGAATAATAAAACGTTTGCTATTGTGCCGTATACCGCACCTAAACCGAGCCCTGTCTATGTCACCAGCGCTACTTCTGCTGTCAAGGGCCTTCCTAAAAAGGGAGGCCGTCGTCGCAAGTCTAGACGTGCTGGCCGCAATATGGGCGTTAATCTCCCTCAGTATGCGATTGCACGATTTGATCCGTTCAATCCCAATGCATACGGAGTGAAGGTTCCTGATGAAAATCAGACCTACGCCTTGGCTTTTCAGGGACATTTGTCAACTTCTATTGTTACTGACGCTGCATTTGGCACTGGTGGCTTTTTCTTCACCCCCGACCCCAATTTTATTGGGGTCGGTCCGTTAGCGATTACTTCGCCAGGCAATTTTACTTGGCCCTTGGGTTATCTTGGGGCCAGTACTGTAGGTAATATTGTGGCTATTCAGTCGCAATTTGCCATGTCTCGTTGTGTTGCTTGGGGTGTTAAGCTTAGTGCTAGTCAGAGTTTCAGTAATGTAGCGGGTCGTGTGCATGTTTGCTTGATTGCTGAGGACTTTTCTAAGGCTGGCTTTGCTGGGTTTCTTCCAGTTAATGTCGGCCAGATGAAAGCCCTCCCTGGGTATAATTATACCACCGTTGGTGAATTGATTCAGAATGAGTTTTTGCTTTGTGGGCGGGTTGAGGATGCCTCTGCTCATAGGTATCGTACTACTGCCTCTCCTTGGTTGACTGGCAGTGTTCCAACCTACCCGACAACTACCTCTGAAACTTCCCCGGGGTGGTATGGGATTTTGGTCATTGTAGAGGGCGCTTCTAATGCGAGCGCCGTTATTGATGGTGACATCATCCTACATTATGAGGGTATTGCCCATACTGGGGATACGATATTCCAGAATTCGCCGCCCGCCCCTTATCAGCCTGTTGTTATGGCTGCTGTTAATAACATTTCAGCCATAGTGCCTCCAGCACGTGTTGTTGATGATGCTGGAGTAGGTGAGGATACTTTTTGGGGTGCAATCAAGAATGCGTGGGGCCTTGCAACTAAGATTGCTCAGGGTGTTGGTGATGCCATTGATTTGGCAGGTGACTTTGCTGCGATGTTTTTGTAGTTCTTCTCCGTTTTTCAAAATTATAAAAATAAGGATAAAAATTTTCAATTGGGTTTTCCCGACCGGCTCAGTGGGGCCGGTATAAAAATTAAGCTGCGAAAGCGGGTTTGATCACCTCCTAAAAATATTGTATTGGATTTTCTTCTTGTTTGTTTACACATTGGCATCTGTCTGCAGCTTATGCGAGGGGTTGGAATCCCTCCAGTGCAGCCGTGCAACCCTGTGTGGTTGCTTATACTAACAGCTGAGGTCATACCTCAGGGGTCTGGGTAGTATATCCAAGTTCTATTGTCAAGCCCGTTTGGGC